CAACTTCCTTAAATCTCGTGTAAGGAACACGATGTAGAGAACTGGCTTCCGAGTCGCCCGACTCCTCGGCGCTACTAGCGCTGTCACTGCCAGCCCCTACTTCCTCCGAAGAAGCCTTTTCTTTAACGACTGCGGCTTCATCAGTCGATGTTTGAGAGGAGGGCAAGGTGGTGTCACCGTCTTCTTTTCCTGCTTCTTGTGCTGCACTAGGGCGCTCCGTTACCTGCTCTGGGGACGAGAGCACGTCACCGGCGTCACCCCCAAGCATATCACGGACCTTGTCGACCGCGCCACTGTCCAGATATCCACTCACCTTGACCTCCTAAAAAAACGTATAGTTGATTTACATCATTCCGTCTAGTGACGGTGCACTCTCCTCATGGAGAGGCTTTTTATTGTCAAACATTTCTTTGGAGTTTTTGTACAGACGACCTGTCTGCATCTCGAACTCAAGGATTTGTTTAACGTTTCCGGGGGGTTGCTTCTTCTTAATCTCTTGAGCAACTTCCACTTGGTCCATTGAAACCAGTGCCAACGCGCATGCCATAACCATGTCATCATGGTGTCCAGAGTCAGCTTCGGGCTTACCAGATTTATTGAATACAAAGGTATTCATTTCTGCTTTTAGGGTTTCATCATTAGGTATGAGCCACTCTCTAGAGATGTACTCTTGTATTCTTGCGACCAGGACAGCGCGAGTAGACGCTGTGGTGTAGAACCCCAGGTTCTCAGTCCATCGGTTGGTCGCCTTGTCGTACTTAACTCGCCGGTACAGGTGGGCGTACTCTCGCGCCACGAGCCCTTCTAGGACGCTAAGTCCGTAGCTATTGGCCTCGACACACACCATCGCTTTATACTCTTGCGCTTCTTTAAGTACCCTGTCTGTAAACGACGAAGGTGATATGCGCTCATAGTACGTGGCGACGATAAGCGGTTTCTTTTTGTCAGTACAGTCGAGCACTACGAAAGACGAGAAGTCACCGTGTTCTGAGCCCGATGCGACATCGACACCCATGACATAAACTTTAAACTGCTGTGGCTCCATGTACTTACGGTAACCGGGAGATGCCTTTGAGTGTGCGTAGGTTCGGTTGAAGAACTTCTTACCTGAGCTAATAAAGGCGAGGTGGGCTTCTGGTGGATACTCTTGCAGGAAGGTGTTCCAGTTAGCGGCACACCGGGTTGAGTACGTCGATGCCGCCCAGTTAAGCTGGTACTTGTCAATCTCGTACTGCTGCTGTAAGTCTTCGATTTCTTTGGGAATCCATTGGGGCTTCTTTCTGCTTCTTGCGTCTTCTTGGTCTAGCCAAGAGATAAAGAGTTTCTCGAACCCGTTCTGCTCTTCCCAAATCTTATGGGCCTCGTTGAGCCCTTTGGCGGTTGTCTCAAGAGACACCATTGCGTTCTCGCCGGCAGTAGACATGGCTGCGGCTATAAGCTCCTCAATGTTGTCGTACTGTGCGAACTCGGAGCAGTGAATGGACTGGTAGGTACTTCCTCTAGCAGAGTCACTTCCTGCGGTAGCGGCGAGTATGTATCCGCCATGTGCGAACTGAATCTCGTGCTTGTTCTGCAGCTTAAGGTCAAACTGTAAGAACTTAGGCAGAAGGTCGTAGAATCGTTGGTAAATTCTAAAGATAGACTTTGCTGCGGAGTCTGTATGGGCGAGCACCAGGCACTGATAGTTCGGTGTGAAGAGTGTCTTCCAGAAGTTGTACCCGGCAATAATGGTGGTAATGCCGAGCTTTCTACTCTTAAGCACGTACACCCAGGGGTTGCGCTCGTTAGCTTCCAAGAACTGCCGCTGTGCATAGTTGGGCAGGAGTGCAGCGACCCTCCCCTTTTTATCAAGTATTTTCAGGTACTTGTCACAGAAATAGCCAAAGTCTTCCTGACACTTGCGGATTTCTTTGGCGGCCTTCTTGGTAAATTTCATTAATTCACGTCGAAGCTAGAGGATGCTGGCAGGTAGCCGAGATAGCTTTGAGTAATCTCTTCCTTGTCTTTCATGTCGGTTTCACGGTGGAGTACGGTATGGAAGGCTGAGATAAACTTCACAAGCTCTCTAGCGAACTGCACGCACTCACGCTTATGTGTGCTTTTGGCGTTATGCACCGGCTCATTAAGCTCCATGATAGTGGAATCGAACTTCTCTAGCATTGCTCTACAAAACCTGTGGTGTGTTGTAAGCGATGCGTTTGAGTAGGGCTTTAGTTTCGCGAGGATGTCTTTTGTTTCCTCTGCACAGATAAGGAACGTCGCCTTCATGTTCTGGACATCGGTAAGCTTCTTCTCTCCGTCATCTGCTAGCGGCGGAGCGATAATGCAGTCCATCGTGTTCTTAATCTGCGAGATGTACTGTGCAAGCACACTCTCCACCATCCCTGCCGGGAAAATTGTCGTAACGGTTTCACCCATCAGTCACCCTCTACATGGTCTGATTTAATTTTATGGAGTGCGCGAAGCGACCTAACGGTAGCCTCAAGGTCATCGAGTACCTTGTGGATGCTAGGCGCTTCTCGCTTTCCTATTTCTTGCGTCTGAAAATAGAGGTCAAGCGCTTCCCTCATCATCCGACTCATACTCTTCCCCAGCTTCTTCTTTGCCTTTACGAGAGTCTTTAGCTGGCTTTCCCTTATCGCCAGAGTCGTGTTCTTCTTCACCCCGTGGTCCATCTTCATGGTGTTCCTCCATCATGTGGCGAGGGGGTTTCATCATCAGGCTGACGCTGATTCCCGCCACCTTGTCCATCGGCAGCTCGTCGAGCTTCGACAGCATCTTCATCGCGGCCACTTTCGCCGCCTTCTTCATTTTCATTCCGTGTCCCACGTTTACTCTCCAGTTGTTTTGGCCGCGCTAAAACGTCAACCAGGTCTAAGGTCGTTTCACTCTTCATCATATCAAGCCTGGCCTTTCCAAGCTCAAGCTCAAGCATTTCCTTCTGGAGCCTAACCTTTTTAAGCTTCTCATCCAAGGGGTCGCGCCAATGTGTATACCTTCTTTCCAGTAACCACTTGGCTGTAGCAGGGCTTGTCTCCGCATGCTCATTGATAATCGCAACGAGCTTCTCTTCGGCCTCCGCCATCGCAAAGTTAAACGCCTCCTTAAAGTCCTCACGAGCAGGGTCAGTCAACCAACGCTGCACCGTAGTCTTCCCCACCGCAGCCTTCTTACACGCCATATTAAGCGTCTGCCCATTGCGGATACTATCCAGGATAATACTCACCCTTTGCTGGTCAAACTTAGTAGTACCACTACTCATAAAGAACACCTTGGTACAATTCTTGAAGTGACCAGAAATAGACTGGCCGCTCGACCCAACATACCCGTATATGTAGGTTTTAATTACCCTTAATTCCAACACCTTATGGCTGTCAAGTAAGTTGCCACTTGACAAGGTAGTTGGCACGGGTGATGCAATTGTATTCCTATCCCCTCTTATGGATTCCTGTGCTTCGTTTAGGTTGTCTGGTTCAAGTAGTTCTGAGCCAGTTCAAAAACCTGACAAACCAAAAAACGGATTCCAAAATTGGACCGCGAGTTTTTGTGTCCCCTTTTTTTGAGCCCGCGAAAGCAAACCCCGTCCTCGACTCCTGACACTCCAGGCAGATTCCACCACGGGTCGACCTCCCATTGCGACAAATCGCATGGGGTATCGGAGAAAGGGGCTTGGAATTCCCAATGATGCGGGGGGGTCAATTTGGGGTATGGGAAATTTCCCTACACAATACCCCCGCCCTTTACTACTCCGCCACAATTCCCATCAAACCCTGACAGGCTATCAGATGCGCTTGGGTTGCGATTTATTGTGTCAAGGTTCTTGACTGGTCGGGATTGTGCCTGTATGGTCGTTGCATGGTTACAGAGTGTAACCGTTCAATAATTAAACTAGGATGTGATGTTATGTTGTACGAAGAAGCAATCGCTTGGTTGTCATTGTTCGTTATCTTGTTCTTAGTCGTTTCAACGGTCTTTGCTCAGGAGTGGCTCGAGAGTAGGCGTCAGCTCGTATCAGAACGTGAGAACGCGGAGTTGATGCGGCTTAAGCTTGTAGCTGATTT